TCAAAAGATCTCATTTGATTAAGTCGGTTCGGTTATGCCGCCACTTCTGCACCCTTGGGTCTTCCTTGGCGATGTGGGGATTAAAGTCTCTTGAAGTGATGCTGTCAATAATTTCGTCTGGATCAGTTAAATCTGTGACATGGCAGGTAGTCCAGATTGTGTCTTTGTGGGTAGCAAGCAAACGCCTCGTTCCTGCTTCTGTGATGCCACTGTAGCCTGTTTTGTAACGATGGGCAGGGATGCCATGATACCAGACAGTCACATCACCTTTCATCACGAAAAATGGATGCGTAGTGAGATGGAGTAAGGTTGTGAGGATCGTATCCTTCGGCATATAGATTTCCCGAATATACATACCCGGCGTGAACCTATGCACCAGCGGACATTCCCGTGGAGGTAGTTTCAGAATCTCCAAGTCCATCAAGTTAAGCTCGTAGTTTGGATCACCATATCCAATTACGCTCTTTGCTTCAATCTTGTCTGGAATTGTCAATGTCATCGGTAGAGGAAGTAGTCGTTGGGTGTTGGTGACAATATATCAGCACCGATTAGGTTGTCTGCCCGACTATAGTTGGCTATCCGCAATGGAGCGCAAGTGGGGATTTCTAAGCCTTCCATCTCTTTCTCTTGTTCTTGCACGGCCAATGCGAGGTTACTCAAGAACTCTTGCGCCTTACGATTCTCACGCGAGTTCAATGCAAGAACCGCATAGATCATTGCATCTGGGATGAACTCAACCAACTCTTTCGGGTCGGTTAGGTCAAAGTATTTCTTTGATGCGTAAAGAGTAATACACTCGCAAGTCTTCGGTGCTTTGAACCTACGGAATGTAGGATGAGCATCGTTGGGTTGATAGATTGCTATCAGCGTCTTTGCTTCCAATGCAGTATCGTAGGCATACACGCGAATCCTACCTTTAGTTACTGGCTTGGTTACTGACCGAATCCCTTTCACAATAAGATCAGACTTTGCCAGCGTTGGAGGATTGGCAGTAGTTACCTTGACCTTGTGGTAGGTGTCATACTGGTCTTGCGCTTCAAACATCAACTCTACGCCGATGTCTTCAGCTTCCTCGGCCATTACCCCGATTTGGTATGGATGCGTTGTATAGTCGCGGAAGAGAACGTGAAGTCCTCCTACTTCTACAATTCCTCTATGGCATGAGTTACCTGCTTGAAGAGCAAAAGCGTTCGTCGCATTAAACCATTCGTCAGCGAGGCTGGCAGATTCATCCCCGATCCAAGCAAGTTTGATTTGCTCGTAACGGGCTGGCAGAGTGAAGCAATCGTTCACGCAGCAAATTTGGACATACTCTTCTTGAGTAGTCCATGCCCGTTTATTCCAGAGTAGTCGCCTTGCTTGGTTTATCGCCTTTATTGCGCGATCATCTGAACAAGTGCCAGAGTCGCCGACGAACCCCTTCACAAGCTCTACCATCTCTTCGAGGGTATCAGCCATAGGGATTATCGTTTCCGATAATTATTTCTGGTAGCCTTGCTTGGGAGTGCCAGCAGTCGTGTAGATGCTTGGCTTCTTCTTGCCCAAGTTAGGCATATTGCCCATACCTTCACGGATCATACCGCGAGTTGGTGAGCCGCCGCTAACGAGTTTCGGATCAGTTCCTTTTAGTGGTGTCATATTTTTATTTTGTTTGTTGCTTGGTTTATACAGAATAGATCGCAACCCAATCTATCTGCGTAATTTGAGAAATGTTGTTTTCAACTCGGATATTGAATCCAGTTGTTGTTTTGCTGCCGTCAACGATAGCAAACAAAGGTGTAGCTGATGCACCGATTGTTGCGTTGCAGTATGGAGTAATGCCAGCGTAAAACACATTGGTTGCAAATGCTGCAAATGAAACTGTCTGGATAGAATCTCCAACAGGAATTGAAGTAATAGTTCCCTTTCTTACAAGGAAGTTATCTTCAATAGCATCAATTTGATTTTGAAGATCAGTAAGAGTTGCATTGATAGTAGCAATTTCTTCTGGAGTTACATCGCCCAGACCCGGAACGTTGATCGTTCCGTTTGAAAGAACTTGGTCAATAAACTCTTGCAATACATCAGCCCAGTTTCCAGTTGGACAAAAATCATCTGGAACATTCGGAAAAATAATTGAAGGGGATGAATCGGCGTTATCCATAGCTCTTAATTTACGATATTATATTCCCAATATTTTTCTTGGCAACACAAAAATGGTTCACACTCTTGATTTTCTTCGGGGCAGTCGCCAACTGGTGAGTCATCGTTATTCTTGATGTTTGCCATAAGCCTTACTCGATCAACTGTAGCGGTTCCGGTTAGGTTGACTTTGATCTGAAACTCACTTCCTTCCACCGATGGAATTCCCGCCAAGTCATTGCACTCGCTTGGGTCTGGTGTGTTAAACTTGTAGCGTTTATAGCGATTACCACCTTTTTGCGGAATGCACTCAGTTACTTGTGGAGAGCATGGATTACACCCATAGGTTGTAGGAACTTTGAGTTCTGACCAGCATGGATTGCTATCTGCACGAAACTCAACTGAACTATCTACTATCCCCTTGATTTCACTCATCCACATTTCTCCACCCGTAATCTTTTTGCGGAGGAACTTGTTTGTAGCTCCGCTTCGATTAAAATCATACCTGCCAGTTGTGAAGAAGGAATCAATCTGCCTGCTTCCATTAGGCCCGTAATCATCGCCTTGGGCTATTGTGAACTCGTAAAGTCGGTTCTTGTTGTCTTTATCAAACGAGAATCCAAACCCACGTTTTTGAGAATCAATCAATGCTGTGAGTAATTGCGTTGGTCTAAATCCTGTCCAGATTCCATTCCAATTAAATTTAAGCTGTGCATCTGGTGCGGGTGAAGAAGATTGGTCAAGATCAAGAACTACCATGCCGCGATGATACCTATTCAAGCCCTTTACACCTTCTGCGCGATACGTCTGAGGGGCAACTGTGCTGATTAGATAGTTATCAAAAAACATCGTAGAAGCGAATTGTTTCAACCAAGGAGTATCATTTTCTACCCACTTGTTCACTTCTCTCGATAGTTTACGAAGTGAAAAGTATCTCGCAAATTCAGATTGGCTATTTGAGTAGAATGCCCAACCATCATGTGATCTAAACCAAAGCTCCGAGTTAGCCAGCCCAACATACGGACTTGTGCATCCGCGCCCAAGAAGTGAGATGCGCTGAATATTTGAAGTATTCCACTGCGTCCTTGGAATAGATACATCCATGCTAAACGCTCCATTGCCAGTTAGGATAACAAGCTCACCTTGGCCGCGAAGGTTTGTTCCGATTTGTGGCATTACCTTCATCGCGGTAATATTCCCCATCATCGATGGAGTGGAGAATGCGCCACCCTCTGCCCAGTAAGTAATCTCAGTAAAGTTCTCGGTATTGGTTGTATCAGTAAATCCGTTTCCGTAGATAATGTCTGATGCGTAAATTTGATTGAACCTATCAGAAACAAAAACTCGCCCGAAAGCATACTCCATGACAGTTCCAATCGGCATTTTTCTATTGTATGGATTCAATCGATAAGCAGGGATTGTTAAGTCCCCATCCCATACGATTGCGTTCTGGTATCCGTTTTGGATATACACTCGGTCTTCAGCTTGCACGAACCATGTGTGCATCATGCCGGGATCATTCCCATCAATAATCTTGTATGCTGTTGCAAAATTGTTTGTGATCTTTAAAAAGTAGATCACACCCGATACTGATATAAGTATACCATCAGATGAGTTATACTTTACCGACCTATATGGATATGCCCCTTGGAAGTTTCCGTTCTGAATATCGTTAACGATAGTCGCTGATTGCTCTGCTCCTGCTTCTATTGGGATATTCCGAATACTTGGTCTTGTTCTATTAATCCCGCCTCTGAATGTTCTATTTACCGACTCTGATACAAAAGACTCTGGTAAATACGATGGATGAGTATCTGCGTCTTGCGCGATGATACTTGTGAATCCATCAAAGACTGATCCTTCTGCTGGCATTATGCGTTGACACTTTTAACTACAATGAATCGCAGAGTAAGAGATTCGGATAATGATCCTGCGGTGATATTTCGGATAACGATATTGGTATTGCCTGCCGCTGGAGCCACCGCGAAGTTGTATGAACCAAGCGTTCCTCCAGATATGTGACTAACCAATACAATATCAGCAGCCTCGATAACCGAATTGCTTAAGTTAAATGTAACGGAAGTATCGGCAGCAAGTGCCGCGCTATCGGTAACGATAATTCCAGTAGGACGATTCAGAGTAACAGAGTTTGTCTTTGCCCCTGCACCTTGTGTAATCGTTCCACCAGCACCAGTATTGTATCCAATCTTGGACGAGTTGCCATTAGCAAGAATAGTGCTGTTTGAAGTAATCGCGGCAGTCGATGTTGTTCCAGATACACTCAATGATGCTGCTGTAACCGCTCCAGTTGATGTAAGTGAGCCAACAGATACTGCTCCAGTAGTAGTCAATGGTTGGCTACCAAGATCAACTGGCCCCGCTTGAAGGATAGTATTTGAAGTAGCAAACTCAACGCTGCCAGTAGAAGTTTTGCGAAGGACAGTATTATTCGCTCCATTAGTCCACGATATTGTTCCGTTTGTGTTAGACACAAGAACTTGACTTGATGGTGGAGTTTGGAGAGTTCTATCGCAAGCGGAAGAATCTTCTACAACCAACCTTTTAGCGATTGCTGTAAGCTCGCGGGGTTCGCAAAACAATGGATATTCCAAGTCGCATGGAGGTGCTGGAGTGCATGGAGTCATAATATTTAGTTCAGAATATCGGGTCAAGTTGTTATGCGTTGTAATAAGGAATTTTTCTAATTGATCCATTTATGGAAATAGAAATATACCCAAGCGGAGTTGCAGGTAATGCAGATGCACCACCTGCCGCCCCAACAGTTGTTGCTGTTGTTCCAGATGAGATTACAATATCACCAGAAGTAATAGTTCCAGTTGTAGTTAAATTTTGATTTCCAAAATCACTTGCACTCGTCAGCGAAGTCGTGTCGTTAAAAGTAATTCCTGCGGAGTCGATTGTTGTTGGCATATTATGAAACCCTTATTTGAACTACAGAACCATTGCGATAAAACTGACCAACCGCAACTCCTCCAGCGGCGGCAGCAACATCATTAGCATACGATATGCTTCCAGAAAGTGTTGTTGAAATTATTTTTATCAAAATAACTGAATCAGTAGTCAGTGTAGCTGCTGTTGATCCATTGACCTTGATATACCCTTGCGCGAGGCTGGGATCATTTTCTAATGAGAGTGATGTTGCCATAATTAGTTCCTTGGATAACGAGCTTTAATCTCTTCTACTTTAGCAATCCATTCTTCTTTGGTTGCTTCGTCTCGTTGATATTTAAAGAAGATAGGATCAGACTCTGCAACATATGCGGTATGGCGAAGTGCATCAATATCTGGTGGAGCAGGAGGATCAGCGGGTTCTGGAGTGTTACCTTCACCAAGCCAAGTGAGATACGCTTGGTAATCAGTATTTGCAGGATCAGCAGGGATAAATGCGTTATCCGTAAGTCGCAGAATACTTGTAGAATCGTAGATGAGTTTGTAGTTCATATATTAAAGTTCTGCTGATGCTGTAAAAGTTATATTTAAAGGTTGATCAAATTCTCCAGTTCTTCTAAAAGAAGCAGATTGAACATTATTAATTTGATTTAGAATAGTTCCACTCCCATTATTAGTGACAACCAATGTTGGCGTTGCTCTTTTCTGTTGCTTGTAATAGGCAGTTGCCTGAAAATAATCAGTAGAAGCAACAGTAACAGTCTGAAAATATGAAGAACCAAATAATCCGAGAACCTCATAATACCTCTGACACAACGCTAACTCAATTCCAATAGGACGATTCTCAAATGGAGTTACTGCTGATCCTTCTTCAAGTTGGACAAGTGATACAGTTCCGCTTGAGAATTTAATTGTAGCGTTAGTATTAGAAGGAAGCGTGACTTGACTCCCATTTGATACTGCTGATCCATTTACTGCACCAGTTGCAGTTCCAGTCCAAGAAAGTGTATACGTGCCACCTTCGATGTTTAGATTTTCAATAACTTGTTCAATGCCGCCAGCGGGAGCAGTAACGATATTGCCAGTTCCGCTTGCAGAGAATGTCAGATTCTGACCAGATGTAACTACACGCCAGCGATCAAGCGTATATTCATTTGCTCCACTTGTCGCAGTTCCAGAAACATATACGCGTTGGTTGATTGCAAAGTTACCATTGATAATCTTGTTGCGAAAAGCCAACGCAGTTCCGTTGACCAATGCTGGTGTCGTAATTCCTGTTGTTCCGTTAATTGTTACTGGCATAATTTTAATTTTCTATACTACTGTCCATGTTGAGCCGCTTGGCACTGTTACTACTACTCCTGCATTAACTGTAATCGGCCCAGCAGTCATTGCGTTTTTAGTTGATGGAATTGAATAACTGGCAGTCACAGCTTGGTCATTCAAGAAGAATACTTCATTCGTTCCCGATCCTCCAATAGCTCCAACGCCCGTGGCTCCTGTCGCTCCAGTGGCTCCAGTGGCTCCAGTAGGCCCACCAGACGGGCCAGTAGCTCCTGTAGCACCAGTTGGGCCTCCTCCGGGGCCAGTTGCGCCAGTCTTACCATTCAATGAGACAATGACAATTTCATCCCCAGATGGGACTGGATTGTTCATTGTGATGGTATATGGGTATCCAAATGTGATTGTGTAGTCCAATGGGTCTTGGACAACTCCATCAATTGTTACGAGGAATGATGCGCTATTTGTTGAGGTCGCTCCATCAATGTTGAAGGTTGCTGCAACTCCATCGCCAATGTATCCCCAACGAATACCACCACCAGTCTCCGAAGCATTTATTGCTATACGAGCGTAATAAGCTGCACGATCTGCAATCGAGTTTAATGCTGCTTCACTTGGGCCGCATGGATTGCATTTAGAACTTCTGGAATTTCCGCAACTCATAGTTTTTATCGTTAACGATAGTTTAGGTTTCTGTCAAGATGTTTGTTCCACCAATAGATATGGAATTGTTTTTTGGTTGTATCTATTCATCTCCGAATAGACGAGGTTTATGAACCCGTCCCATTGTGAAGGATAGATTGTTTGACATCCTTCCGATGAAGTCGATTTGTAACTACCTTTGTGAATGTTGATAGCGATGCCCATATCGTCTCCAGTAATGTCTCGCGTAACAGGCAACTCCTCTTTGGCGTTAGCAGGTCGCAACGCTGGATAACCGCCTCCGGGTTTACTGATACCATGATTCCCCTTACGATACCTGTGAACGCCCGTTTTAAGAACAGCGATACCTTTCTTAAAAACCGATGGATCAGTATTGGCGTTGAAAGTAGCATGAACAGAAGGAGATAATAATATAATCGCATCGTCATAGATGCCCCGATCATTCTTTCCTTTAACACCCATTGAGTCTGCATAGTATCCCCTTATTCCTACCAGCGCAACGCGATCCTCAATCCCTGCTTTGATTACCATAGCAAGGGTCTTTTCTTTCGCTTGTTGCGGTCTGGAATTAGGAACCATGATTAGCCTTTACGGATTACATTGATGAGTCCGACAAGTCCGAGTCCAGCGACAAGGATTGCTTCTTGGAGTTCTGGTTCGATCTTCACTCCGACTGCCGTAGCAATCAGAATCAATCCGCGCCATGTGCTATTTTCACTCAAGCGTTGAAGTAGTATATTTACGATTTTCATTTCTTTGTTCCTTTCGGTTCTGGAAGTTCATATGTAATCCTTCCGTAGTCTGTCTGTAGGGAAATTCCAAGTGTTGTGCAACCAGTCAAGAATGCCATTGCAAGAAATGCGAATGATAAAAGAATCATTCCAAGTGCGATTTGTTTAGGGTTCATTGCTTACGAATCTTGTTGAACATATAAACGATGGTTAGAACGCCAGCAATCAAAGAAACAAGTAAACCGCCAAGGCGCAATCCAGTTTCAATGTGCGGCATCATGGAAACCATAAACCCCGTGAAACTTGTGGTGGTTCCCAAAATACCTGTGAGTGTCGTATTATCGTTCATTCTTGTGGTTTCTCGTTAATAGTTGAGTAATCCAAATCTTTTCGTTTAACTGCGTATGTTCCTTCTGGCAAGGGCCAAGTTTCCGTATTTCCATCCCATCTGACTACCATTTCGATGAAGTTTCCTTCTTTGTTAATTATTGCCCAGTCGTCGATTTCCATTGTTAGAAGTAAGTTGTAATCATTACTGCTCCCGGCGCACCATTGCCTCCATTGCTTCGGTCTCCAGAACCAATAGTTGATCCGCCACCACCGCCACCAGAGCCGTATGCTGAACCATTTGCTCCATTTCCTCCAGACCCAGTAGCGAATGAGCAAGCACCTCCTCCACCGCCACCAGAACCATTAATCATCAATGTAGATAGTGTTCTTGGAGTAGTTGGAGTTGCAGAACCTCCATTTGCTGTTGCGCTTGCAATACCACCATTGCTTATCAAACCAACAAAATGATTACTGCCACTCGTTCCTCCATTGAATACACCTGTTATATTTCCCACAACTGCCGCCGCAGTTATACCGCCGCCAGCACCGCCGCTTGATGGAGAAAAATTTGTTCCGCTACCAGTACCTCCGGTTCCAGTTATGTTCGCCGCGCCTCCACCATTTCCCATAGGCGCACCAGCACTACCTGATGTTGGAGCGACTGTGCCTCCATTTCCAGCAACAGTTCCACCCGCAGAAGCCCTAACTAATGTTCCTTGAGTGATTCCAGCAAATGATGAGAGCGTTCCTAATGTAGCGTTTGTCAAGGTTGCTCCAATTCCTCCATTTCCTCCACTGCCTACAGTTATCGTATAACTTGCATCTGTAAGTTGAGATGCGTCAATTGTTGCATGGGAAAAACCTCCAGAACCTCCGCCAGCACCGCCAAAAACTGCCGTTCCAGCAGTCTGCTTGCCACCATAACCCCCACCGCCACCGCCAGACACACATTGAACATAAACTTCTTTTGCGCCAACTGGTTTTGTCCAACTGCCAGAAGTTGTGTAAAGGTTAATTTGAGGAGTCAATGATCCACCAGTCGCACCAGTTGCGCCTTGCTCTCCGACTCCAGTCGCCCCAGTTGCCCCCGTGCTTCCTTGTCCACCAGTCAATCCAGTAGCTCCGCGAGGGCCGATACTTCCAGTAGAACCCTGTGGGCCAATTGGCCCTTGTTGACCAGTGGCTCCCGTCGCTCCGCTTGCGCCGATTCCAGTAGAACCTTGAGGCCCAGTTGCACCTTGGTTTCCAGTCGCGCCTGTGCTTCCGGTAGCTCCTCGCAATCCTGTAGCACCTGTAGTTCCGTTAATGCCAGCTAATCCCGTGGCTCCGGTTGCGCCCTCTCCAGTAGCTCCAGTTGCCCCAGTTGGGCCTCCGCTCGGCCCTGTCGCGCCCGTGAGTCCAGTTGCTCCCGTAGCTCCAACGCCAGTAGCCCCAGTTGCTCCGCTGGCTCCAATGGCCTGCATTGCCAAGCAAGCAGAATGCGCGGCACTGATGGCACTTTCTTTTGCAGACCTTGCGTATGACGCTACTATGATGGTTTCGTTACAACAACTCATGGTGTTTTATCGTTTACGATAATTGTTTCCAATGCACTTCTACTTTATCGGGGAACCATTCAAGGTAGCTTTCCCATTCCGTTTCTGGGCCGGGAGGATCAGCTTTGATTAGTTCTACAAGCGTTGGATCAACCCAATCTTCTGGCACTGGATATGGTCGAATGGTGTCAATGCGAGGATTACCTTCATCGTCCAGAACAACACTGGAGAGATATTTTTCTCCGTTTGGAAATATGAGTCCGTATGTTTTAAGCATAATCTTATGTTCCGTAAGCTACTTCTACTGCGTCCACCGAAGCTACCCACCGCCATGTCTCAGCGGCGATACCAGTAACCAAGATGCGAAGCGTATCATCAGCGTTATTTGCAGAAAGCGCAATCGTTGTTCCTGCGGCGTTATCGGTTCCGATAGTCACTGGAGCATAAACTTCTGAAGAGGTTCCACCAACATTCTTCACGCAGTATTGGCGCAAGTAGTGAGCTACGGCAGTTCCGTCCGACTTGCTTCCCGTGATGTTAATTGTGCAGGCAATGATCTTTCCAGATGGAATTCCAAGATATGTCGTTGCTCCGTCAAGTGCCATCTCAACTCCAGTATTTGTTGTAGTTTTGCAGCGCATCACGAATCGGGCGCGTTGGGCATCGCCGTTGGCCGCGAATCGACCTGAAGCAGAAGCAAACATATTTAGCCTGTCTGCAAGTGACCTTGAATTAACTGCCAATCCGCCTGAAGCAGACGCCGTTGTGTTATCTCCCGCAGACACCGCAAAAGTTGAAGACGCTAAAGAGACTTCTCCAAAGGCAAGGCAAGTTGTTGAAGATGCTGATGCTGTATTGCCTAAAGCAAAGCCTCTTGCTCCTGCCGCCGTGCAACTTGTTCCTGCTGTAAAAGCATTTTGCCCACTGGAAACTTGTGCCGCTGAACTTCTAATGATTTGAAAATCCACCGCATTCGGCCCTCTCGCATTTCCTCCAGTCGCAGTCCCGTCCGGCCTCGGCCCAAGAATAAACGCCCCCGTGCCTTTCGGCGTGAGAACTAAATCGGAATTTGTTGCTATGGTGTTTTCGGAGAGAGTTACATTTGTGGATACGCTGTGACCCGTAAGAAGTGTTCCTGCTGTGATGTCTGTTGTGAAAAGTGATGCACCACCACCAACACTTGTGCTAACTTGAAATGTTGCTCCGCTTACATTGATAACATAGTAGTTTGTCGTAGTATTAAGTCCCGTTCCGCCAGTTAATGCTGTAAACCTAATTGGCTGACCATTTGAAAAGGTAGAACCAGTTGCTGTAATGATGTCAGTTGCGGCAACGCCAGTGACTGCAAATGAAACAATCGCATCCTCAATAATCAGACCAGAATTTTGCAATGTTGCTCCACCAGTGCCGTCTGCGCGGAGTATGGCGTTATCAACAGCACCAGTTGTAATTACGCTTCCAGTAGCTCCAGTTGCGCCTTGAGGCCCAAGTTGGTTATACATCACTTGCATTACGCTAATGATTACCGATGGGATATTGGGTGCTGGTGCAACTGCTGTGTTGTGGTCAATACCAATATTCGTATTGTTAGTTGACCACATGATCTGGAAATTGTCTCCAGCGGCAAAATTATCCATGAAGTCCCATGCCGCTACCACATAAGGATTATTTGTTGGAACAGATACGCGAGTAGCAGAATCTGGAATATCAGTTCCATTTTTACGGAACCAAATCTGAACAATATCCCCGCCACCTCCACCACCATTGTTATGCAATTGAGCGGAGAATTGAATGTCGTATGTTCCCGGACTTGTAAAAGTAATTTGTGATCCACTAACAACAGAAATGCCATTTTGTCCGATGACATTATTTACTGTCATTGCATATGCAGTATTAATAGCAACAGCAGTTTGATCGACATTGCTAAAATATGATCCGTAAAAACCAGACGCTCCACCAGCACCTGTCAAACCAGTTGCCCCTTGCAAACCTGTAGCTCCCGTAGCTCCGCTTGCACCTACGCCAGTAGCTCCTGTAGCACCATCAACGCCCGTAGCACCTGTAGCTCCTGCTTCACCAACTCCAGTCGCTCCAGTTGCCCCGACATCACCTTGTGTTCCTGTAGCTCCAGTCGCTCCATCTACACCAGTAATACCTGTAGCTCCTGTGGCTCCTTCAAGACCAGTTGCTCCTGTAGCTCCATCGTTACCTGCGGCTCCAGTGGCTCCAGTGCTTCCTGTAGCACCATCCGCGCCAGCAACGCCCGTAGCCCCGGTCGATCCTGTCGCTCCATCTACGCCAGCAATACCCGTGGCTCCAGTCGCACCATCGTTTCCACTTAACCCAGTCGCGCCTGTGCTTCCTGTAGCTCCGTCATTGCCAGACAAACCAGTGGCTCCTGTGCTACCTTGTCCACCAGAGGTTCCTGTAGCACCTGTTGCGCCATCAGTTCCAGCGATTCCGGTAGCACCTGTGGAGCCTTGCCCGCCCGCAACGCCCGTTGCACCAGTCGATCCAACTCCTGTTGCTCCTGTAGCCCCTGTTACACTTAATCCCGTAGCACCTGTCGCGCCAACTAAACCAGTTGCCCCGGTGCTTCCAGAGCCTGTTGCGCCTGCTTCGCCCGTTGCTCCCGTAGCTCCTGTCGGGCCACCACTTGGGCCAGTTGCTCCAGTAGCTCCGATTGCGGCAGTTGCTTGACTGCCAGTAAAATCAAGTTTTCCAGTAAAAGGATTAAATGTAAGTGCCATATTTTATGGGTAAGCTACAGACACAGTTGTTAGATTAGCATCATTGGCAACTGGAGGTTGAATAGCGTAGGTAAGAGTTAACGTTGCAACTGGGTTCCCGTCTTTAAGATACTGCACTGTGGCAATATTGTTAGTCGAGCCGTAGTAACTAATGTCGATCTGATCGTAGGCAGGAATCTCAAATCCAGCAATCCCTTTCAAAGATTCATAGATATTGAAATTCTGTTGATCTGGAGTTAGATTGATGAAGCAGGGTTGAGTGAGTGCCATAATATTTTATCGTTTACGATAATTAACCAAAGTTTCTTGAAAACGCACCACTAAGCGCATTGTTTAAAAGCGTCAATTGCTGGTCTTCAGTTTTTTGCACAAAACAATTTTCAGTGACTGGGGTTCCACCTGCATACAAAATAAGCGCATCATAAAACTGATACATCTTAGCAGAATCGCTCATGGCATCAAAACAACCATAAGAAACAATTGGAATAGTGATTGATCTATTTGCTCCCTCTTGCTGTATCGTTTGAAGAAGTGGGTAGGATTTATTGCGGTAGTCGAGATCGGTGAAACAAGCCATAATTTAAAAAAGGGGTTAGGGTGAGGAAGTTTCCTTCCCCACCCAAGGTTGAGGTTTAGTAGTAGATACCGACAACGTAGGCATTCACATAGAGTGCGCCAACACGTCCAGCAGTATCAGCACCGGAAGCGACATCAGCACCAGCGTTCGCATAGGTGAAGGTAGTTGAGTTAACGACAGTAACTTCAGCCTGCACATCGTTGAACGAAGTGTCGGTCATGCTGGCAATCGTGATCGTGTCACCCGTGGTAAAACCATGAGCAGCACCAGTAACGATTGTAGCAACGCCAGCAGTGCGAGCGCGAGTTGCAGTAGCTTGACCAGCACCCACAGTGCTTTTCAGCAAGCGGAGTTTGCCAGTGCCAGTGATAACAAAAGGATTCGCGGCAATCGTAAGGGGATTGTAGCGGCCTTGGTTATCAAGAGCGTCCGTGATGGTCAGCGAGGAAGTGATGTTTTCACCAGTGGTTCCGTTGTCAACGATCACAACTGGATCGGTGGCAGTGGTTCCGCGAGCGTAGGCAGTTTCCAAAACGATGCTTGTTGGAAAGAACTTGGTATCTTCGTCGTTAAGAACGAGGAGGTCAGCGTCTCCAGAAGCGAGGAGGTTAACGGCAATCGGGCCAAACAGGTTGACGCGATCATAAGCGAGTGGTCGTGAATTAGACATATTTTGTATTTTATTTAAGGTTGTGGGGAGAGGCTTGAATAAGCCCCTCCCCTATTTAACTTAGGAAGGCACAACGATGTCACCCACACCAGCGCAGCTATAGCAGTCCTGATTGTTCTCAGGAACGATGTAGCTTTGAACCTCGCAGCAGGAACCGTAGAGGTTCTTGCTCTTAGGCAGGCGATGCAGGAACGAGTGCATGATGGTTGGGTCTTTGACCTGTGCAGCGAGACGGAACTGGGCTTGATAGAAGCCCGTTTTGCGCCAGCGGTTGCACTCCCAATCTGGGTTCTTCCATTCCCAATCACCAGCGTAGTTCTGGGTCATTTGTTGGGCTTGGCCGTATCCAGTCGAGGATGGCATTGTCCATTTGCACATTGCTTTGTTGACCAT